AGTAGATCTTGCAATGTTAAGGTAGAACTTAAGAAGAGATTATCCTCTACTAATGATGATACTTATATTGTAGATCTGCCTATTACTTGTGATATATCTTTTAGATTCATTAAGAATCAGTATATCACAAAAGATGATCTGTTATTGGCCTTATACCGTGCAGTCGGTGCATTACATGATGCAGACGACTCTGGTAATACAAGGCTTGATAACATGATGATGATGCAGTTCAACCCTAACAAATAAGGTTTGGCTGCAATAACTATTAACCCTAGCATATTGTGCTAGAAGCTCTTATTTAAGGAGGTAGTCTATTATGTACTACAGTTATGATGAAGCGCGTAAGCACGCTATTATGCTTACAACACTTTCGTTAAAGGATCTGGGCATTTCGGATTCTGACGACAAGTATCTCTCGGAAGTCTGCGATACAGATATAGATAATTTGCATAATTTGCTTAATATCTTTTTAAATTTGTATCAAGATATAACTGGTTATAGTGCTGACGTTCTTAAAGGTTATATCGAACAGCGTTCTATAGTAACTGTCATCTTAGAGGCAAAAACCCTAAGGAAAGAGTTTATTGACTCTGATTTTGACTATAGCATTTTTCCGATTGGTACACCATGGTTTATTTTCGGCCATCGATTCGACGGTACAGTTCCAGTAGATGGAGTACTTAGAATCTTAGGTTTTCCAAAGAGGTTGCACTTTACTAAAGCTAATTTAGGAAAGAAAGCGTTGGAAGGCCTACGAGCAGTTAACAAAGAATTCTCAGAGTATAAGGAAGCTACTCCTAAGGGAGAGATCCTCGAGAATGGTATTATAAGACCATGTATCTCCAATAATTGGGATTATGGTACTTACCATTTTCATCCTGTGACAGTTAATTACTCAACATCAAAGCGTACGGAATGCACTAGTCTAGATGTTGATTTCATCGATCACACTAAACTCCGTATTTTTGCTATGATGAAAGTAGAACTTAAGCGTCTTGCACCTAATGAAATAGTGCTGGATAGCTTTATTCTACCACCTGGTAGTACGTATGAGAGAAGGCTTAAAGATGCTTCATACTTAAACAAGTATAGAGACCTTTCAGCCAATCGAACATTCCTGAAGAAGTTCATTAACCTGCCTGATGATTATTTTATCCCGTGTGAGGAACACGAGATAGAGTACATAGGTAGAGTTATGACAGTACCGAAGGACGTATCTAATTTCCGGACGGTAATGCCTGAGGAGGTAACCAGGCAGTTTATCGGTTACGCTTATACCGATAATATGCTTCGGTTCCTTAAGCATGAAAAGACATATGCGATGAACTATTCGTCTATTGTCGAGCAATATCAAATTGAAAATGATGTTGCTACAGATGAGAATCTTAGATTTGGTGCTATTGATATTGCTAATCAGGAGCGTAATCAATTAGCAGCGCTGATAGGGTCTGTAACCGACCGATTAGCGACCATTGATTTATCATCTGCGTCAGACACGATATCTGTAGAGTTGTGTAAGCGTGTGCTTCCAAAGGAGGAGTATGAGTTACTCTCTTCGATTAGAGCAACACACATGCAGATTGAAGGTCAAACCATTCGAAGTAACTTGATGTTTAC